TGCAAAAGCTGATGATGAATTTGCTGATCTATATGAAGCACAAGATGCAAGAATAAATGATCCTGAGATTCCATTGTCACAAAGAAGAGCAGAAGCATTAAGCTTTATGCAAAATCTTGGGGTTACACAGAAAGTGCGTAGTGCCCAAATTGCTGATCAGGCAACACTTGCAAGCATGAAAATATCTGAGGAAAATCAAAAACTTAAGGAAGATCAAGCGATATTTGATAGAGTTATTAAGCAACTAGGTATCTCGAAGGACGTATTTAGCCTAGCGGAAGATATTAGAAAGAGCAACGAAGATAAAGCAATGCGAACAGTGTATACTCCTGAAATGGAGGGGAAACAGAAACTAGCTGAAAAGCAAATAACAGAGGCTAAGGCATCTCAAACTGTTCAACCTGTATTTGATTCAAGTGGTAAACCTATAGCCGGTTTAGCTAGAAGAGGCACTACATTACTTCGGAAAGATCCAAGTACAGGTCAATTTTCTATTCTTGGTACAGGGGTTGAGAATGTTGTGGATGTTGATAAAACACCAACCACTACACCTACTATTAAAATGGTAGATCCTGAAAGAGGTTTTAGAGGTACGTTACCTCGCAAAGTTGAAGACGCCATACAGGATACTGCAAGATATCTCGGCATTGGAACACTTCCTGATTTTATCCTAGAAGGTGGTGAAGAAAAATTAACTGCATCACAGAGAATAACTACTATTGGTAGAACATTAGAACCACTTTTAATGAAGTCGTTTGGTGGCAAAATGACAGATCAGCAGATCAAAAGAATCGAACAAAGTATACCTTTATCATCTGATGATGAGGAAAAAGGTATGGCAAAGATGTCAGAAACTGTAGGTTTACTGAGAGATCAACTAAATAGAGCAAATGATGTCATACGAACTCTCAATCCCAAAACAGAAGCTTTTGCAGAAGCTATGAGTACCAAGAAAGGAATCGAGGCTAATCTACCAATCATAGAAGAAATAGTTAATCGATACTATGGTGACATTCCTTCAGATGGTAGCATAGGTTCTTTATCTGATGTAGATGCTCTTTTACAAAGTGAAGAATTATTCCAAAGTTTGCCAAGAGATACAAATAAAACAAATTCGAACATTAGCCCACTCGATATACTTGCCCGATAATTATGGATGAGCAACAAAATACCAAACTACCATTTGATCCTTCTCGATTAAGTAATAAGGATCTTGATAATCAACATAGTAAATTTCAAAATTATTTAGGGGAAAATATTGGATTACAGGGAGAAGTAGGCTATGCAGAGGCAAAAAGTCACTATGAGTCTTTAAATGCTGAAAGAGCAAAAAGGATGTCGATTGCTCTACAGGAGCAGACACAAAAAGATCCTAGCTTAGCTCAACAAATTGATGCTATAGGTCGTGGTTTGCAAGAAAAAGGTGTAGATATTATGGGCGCTTTGCCTGATATATCACAAGCTATAGCAAATAGATTAGGTATGGACGAGGGTGAAAGTCCATTTGGTTCGAAAAACCTAAGCAGAAGTCTTCAGGGTCTAGGAGGTGGATATTATAGTTCTGAGCGTTTACCAACAGCAGATGATTCTAAGCCAAGAATATTAAACCCTATAACGCAAACAATATTAGGCGTACAGAGTACATCTGAACCTACCACACTTGGAGATATGCCATCAAGGTTACGGCCATATGCCGTAGGTGGAGAAGAGTTGGCTATAGGTATGAGTTTCTTTGCTCCACAAGCGATATCTGCTAGGTTTGCCAAACTTGCACCCACTCCTGTTGCAATGAGTCAGGGAAGGGGTTTTGCAGTTAAGCAAGCAGTTAATGATCAAGTTCAAGCTTTTGCCAAAAATCCATTAGCATATGCAGGTGTGGAAACAGGTGTAGCCTCACTACAAGCTTTAGGTGGTGGAGTAGCGGAAAAAATAGCACCGGGTGATGAAAATGCAAGGATGATTGGAACATTAGCACCTGTTCCGCTTGTAACATCAGGTGGAGTTGCTTTAACTTCTTTCTTAAATTCCATAACAAGAGAAGCTGTACCAAGGGTAACAAAACAAGCTACTAAAGTAGCACGCATGTTACTGCAAGGAGATAAGGCAATAGAAGCTGAACTCAGTAAGGAATTAAGTAAATACTTTACAAAGGTGGATATGAATCCATCAGAAGCTATAAAAGTTTTAAGTGAAGCAATAAGTAAACAGGGTTTAGTTGAGGGTAAACTACCGGGTACATCTGTAGGCTTATTAACAGGAAACAAAGAGTTACTTGCAATTGAATCTGCAATAATAAACAACATTCCTGATGTAAGTCAAGAGGCGGCAAAGGAGGCAAAAAATGCAGTAGTCACACTAAATAATGCTTTTGATAATGTTTTAAAAATTGAAGGTGCAAATCCTGAAATAGTAAGGGAAATTGCAGATGCTAGAGTGGCTCAAATAAATGCACTCTTTAGTACTAAAATTAGTAATGACATTACTAAAATAAAAAACCTACAAAAACAAGCAGGATTAGTTAAATCGCCAAATGCACCACTTGCGAAACAAAGTAGTGCTGTACAAATCAGAAAGATTATAGATAAAAATCTCAAACAACTTGATGATTATGAAACTTCACAATGGAATAAGCTTGATAGAACCCTAAATGCACAAACAAACGAAACTCAATTGGCAATATCTAGCCTTATTGACGAAGGGTCTACACCTTTTGTTCCTGAGTCTTTAAGTAAACTTAGGGCAGTAAGGGATATCGGTGAATCTATTGATCCCGTAAAAGCTAGAGGTGTAAGTTCAGGTGACTTGATCGATGCAAAAAAAGAATTATCGAAAAGAATAAGAGAAGCAAAAAATGCAAACAATCTTCCCTTAGTAAGAGAGTTAACCATTATGCAAAATGGTGTGTACAATGATTTAAATAAAATTAGTAAAAGATTTGGCGCACAAATAAGAATAGCAAATGCGGCCACTAGAAATAAATATGGTTTCTTGGATATAGATATTGTATCCAAATTACTTAAGAAAAATGGTCAAGGTAATTTACCTAAGCCTGATTTAATCTTAGAAAAAAAATTGCTTGGCAAACAGCAATTAGCATACAACACATTTAACGATTTATTAGTGGCGACTAGAGGGCAAATATTGTCTAAAGAAAATGCCAACCCACTAGGTAAATTTTATTTAGCCGCAGTTGATGAAGCTATTGACCCAAATGGAGTGGTTGATGCTGATAAATTAAGTAAATTTATGATTAGAAATCAAGAAGGTTTAAAAGCCCTTGGTATGTATGATGCTTTGAGTGAACCTCGTAATCAGGCTTTATTTGTAAAAAAAATGCAAGAATATCATAAACAAATGAATGAAGTGCCAACCCAAAAAATTTTACAAAACATTTTAGATACAAAACGAATCCCTGAAAGAAATTTAGGTCGCGTTGAGAGATTTATAGATAATACTTTATTTAGTAGCAATAATAGAAAGAAAGAATTATTTAGGTTAACAGATTTAGTTAAAAGAGCGCAATTTCACAAGCAAGACCCGATACAAGCTCTTGAAGGTGTACAATATTCTGTACTACAAAATTTAATTAATAAATCTTTTCTTAAAAGAAAGTATACGCCTTATGGAGAAGAGGTAGCAGATTTAAATCTTATAAGTGGTAAAAATATTAAAGATTTACTTCAACAGAAACAAGGTAAGACAACACTTGAACAAGATTTATTATCTACTAAAGTATTCACTAAAGAACAAATTGATTCTATAAAGCTTATGGCAGATAAAGCTATTGAGCTAGAAAAGAATCTCTTAATTAGAGAGGGAATTGCACCTAGTGAAGCTGTAGACCTTTTACCCAAAGGTGATGCAATTGCTGATATTATGGGAAGACTTGGAGGTGTATTTGTCGCACAAGCAAGCCCCATAGTTAGTGGGATTGGACATGAGTTAGTTATTTCATCAATTTTCTCTAAGGCCGGTAAAGATCTGATGTCTAGATTACCAAAAGATAAACTTAGAAAGATACTTATTGAAGCTACAAGAGATCCTGTCTTAATGAAAAGACTTCTTGAGGATGTAAAAACGCCTAAAGCTGTAAGAAGTAGAGATCAGTATTTCTTAAATGCTATGGTATCTAAGAAAATTCTTTCTGAGCGCGAACGATATGATATTGAAGACTCTGCCTATGGTGTTAACAATATAAAAAAGTTACAGGAAGATATTGCAGCGTTAGGAAAAAAAGGTCTTTCAGCAAATAGAATTATGGCAGTGTATGAATTGGCCTCAAGAAATAAAAATGAAAATGTTGGGGAGTTTGTGCTTGATCAGGTACAATCTATTTTAGACATGAGTGACGAGGAGAGGACTAAGATTAGAATGCGTATACCTAAAAGACCTGTTAGAAAACGAATCACTCGTCCCAACCTACAACCAACTAACCCTTGACACTTTCACCGATATAGGTAGATTGTACTTACATTCATTATTCATAATATTATCCTTATTATGTAGCTACCTCTGAGAGGGGGTAGCTTTTTTATGTGTTGACATGTTTGTGCATTATTTGTTTATGTTCAAATCTCTCGCCCAAAAGGGCATAACTAAAACATAAAACAAAATAATATTATGGGATTCTTAGACAACATTAGTGAAGAGCCTGTTAAAGCAGGTAAGTATGTAAGATTGCAAGATGGTGAAAATCGTCTTCGTTTATTAGGCGGAGGTGATGATGGATTACTCATCTTTGGTAAAGAAGGATGGACAGGTGGAGATGATAGTAAGAAAGTTCATCGTTGGGATCTTAAATCAGAAGCACCTAAATTGGATTTCAATGATGATCCAAAAGTATTCATGGCAGTACCTGTTTGGAATTACCAAGTTGAAGCAATTCAGATTTGGAATATTACTCAGGCAACTATACGGACAAAGATTCGTGAGTTAGCAAATGATCCTGAGTGGGGAGACCCTCGTAACTATGATATTAAGGTAAAGAAAGAAGGTGAGCAAATGCTAACCAAGTACGAAGTTACTCCATGCAAGGAAAAGGAGTTGACTGATGAGGTTAAGCAAAAGCTTGCATCAACAACTATCGACACAAAAGCATTGTTTGATGGTGGTGATCCACTGCCTGAAGCATGAGTGGAAAGTTTACTATTGAGGTACATAGTAGTCCATCTAGGTATGAGTTTGAGGGATCAGTAGCAGATGCTATTGATGCAATGGATACATTGCACAGGTATCTATTGGATGGATATGATCCAAGGATTGCTCATGCAAAGATTGCAAACCTCAAAAGACTTGGTAAAAGCAATGTATCTACAAGGGCTTTGTCACCTCATAAGGAGGAAGTGCAAAGATCAAGTTTTGATGTAACCCTGAAACAGATCAAGGACAATGCTACAGGTTGATATAAGCAACAGCGAGTATCATTCAAGACCTGAATTGGGTAGGAGTACAGCATTTGACTTGCTGAACACTTGCCCAAAGCTTGTGCGACACAAACAACAAACAACAAAAACTGATGCCCCTCATTTCGTTATTGGTGGAGCGTTTCATACTGCTACACTTGAGCCACATAAGCTCGATGAAGAGTATGCCGTAAAGCCAAGCGAAATTGATGGTCAGTCATCTCGGACAAAACACTATAAAGAAGCGTTTGAGATGATTGAGAAATCAAATCCACAAAAGCGATGGTTAAGTCCATCTGATTGGGATAAAGTAATAGAGATGTCCGAAGAGGCCAAGGAGCATCCATTCTTAGAGAGTTATCTATCTGAGCCTGATAAGATAATTGAAGGCACAGGATTCTTTGAGCTTATGGGTGCAAATTGCAAAGTAAGACCTGACTACTACTTTCCATCAGATGGAACAATCATTGATCTTAAATCCACTACAGATGCAAGTCCAAGAGAGTTTAAGAGAAGTGTACATAAATATGGTTATGCTTTTCAGGCCGCTTGGTATCTACATGGATTAAGATTGTGTGGTGAGAACCCAAAGAGATTTATATTCTTTGCGGTAGAAAAAACTCCACCATATCTGACAGGTATATATGAGATCTCCAACGATGATGTAGAGAAATATATTCCTATGATGGAGCAAGCCTGTACTAAATGGGCAAAATGTGTGGAAACAGGAGTATGGGATGGATATCCCGATAGTGTTCAGGTGCTTGACATGAGCAATAAAATAACTCATGGAAAGATGTCGATTACTAAATTGGCAAAGCACCTTAGACTATCAAGGAATACAATAAGTAAATACATAAAGGGCTTAGAGAAACAGATAGTAGGAAGAGAAACCCTGTATGATATAAACGAGGTAACTAAAGCAATAACAGATGGCAAAAAAAATAAACGCAAATCGAAAAGGAAAAGCGTTTGAGCGTAAAGTTGCACATATATTAAGTGATAATGGATTCCCTGCAAGGCGTGGACAGCAATTTGTAGGGAGTCCTGACTCACCTGATGTAGTGAGTAGCGACTTTCCTTTTCACATAGAATGCAAAGCAGTCGAGAGATTAAACATATATAATGCTATGCTACAATCGATTAAAGATTCAGGTGAAAAAGCACCATGTGTCATCCATAAAAAGAACAATGCAGACATACTTTTTACATGCAAATTGGATGATTTTTTAACACTATTAAACAAAAAAAGTTGGGAATAATGAAATGAAAAAAGAGATTAGGATAAGAATTGATGATGAATTACATGATAAATTGTATGAATATTATAATAATAATAGGGATAGATATTCCACTTTTACCTCGGCAATCCGTTCACTTTTCGCAGATATACTATCCACAAAATGCGGACAAAATGTGGAAGTTTTGCGGACAAAATGCGGACAAAATGCGGACATTTTGGACGATATCCCTCACGTACGCGCGACACTTCCTTCGGAAGTTACTAATAATTATATAGAAAAAAAGAAAAAAAAGGTAACTCCCAAAAAACGTGCTTGTTCCATACCTAAAGATTTCAATCCCCCGGTAACCATCGCAAGCGATGAGAACCTTGATCACAAAAGAGCAGTTGAGTATTTTCGTAATTGGGCTGAAGCAGGTGACAAGAAATATGTCGATTGGATTGCTTGCTACAGGAATGCCTGTAGGAATTGGTTAAAGGATAAAGTTCCTTCCTCTAGCAAATCCACTAAGGTTAATCGAATCTCCTTAGACTGATGGATTATCAGATATCTGAACAGGCAGTACTATCTGCGTGTCTACGAGATGATAGTGGATTATCAAGTGCCAAGGCTTGCGAGCTACTCACTGAATCTGATTTTTCATCAGAGGCTCATCAGAAGATCTTCAACCTCATCAATCAGAAGCATGACATCAATGAGGTCGATGTTTGTATTGAGCTACCTGAATGCTCTCAAGAAGCTTTAGCTCTAGGTGAGCGCTATGGTGGGGGAAAGATTGATCGGTATGTTGAGCAATTGGTTTCCTCAAGAAATCAAAGGATAACTGATTTGGCTCTCAAGGAAGCGATGGAAGCACTTGATCAAGGAACATCAGTTGAGAATATTGCAGGTCAATTCAATAGCAAAGTAGCCAAGGCACTATCGTCAGGGAGTGGGCAAAGCAAGGTGAGTAGTGCAGTCAAGAAAGCAAGGGATGAGTTCTTTGCTATTGATGAGGGCAACTCAACCGCAGTATCCACAGGATTTAAAACTTTAGACTTTGCATTCGGTGGAGGTTTCCAAAGGGGTAGGTTGTATGCATTGGGGGCAAGGCCGGGGATTGGTAAGTCAGCACTTGCCATTCAGTTCTCACATCAGGTTGCTTCCAAAGGCTACAGGGTCGCCTATGCTTCCCTAGAGATGTCTGCAACTGAGTGCGCAGGTCGGATGCTTGTCCGTGACTCAATGGTCTATCGTCCAAGAAAGAAAGGTGACCTGACTGAATCCAAGCGACAAAAGATTCAGGAAAGTGTTAATCGTATGAGTAGTCTTCCCCTGACCTTCAAGGATGATAACAAAGCGACATTGGATTCCTTCCGAGCATTCCTCTTCCAAGAGAGGGCAAAGGGTGACTTGGGACTTGCAGTGATTGATTATCTCCAACTCCTGTCAGCACATGGATTTAAGTCAAGGACTCAAGAGGTCGATTTTATATCTAGGTCATTAAAGCAATTGGCAATGGAACTTGATGTTCCCATCTTAGCCCTTAGCCAATTGAACAGGAACTTGGAAACGGCAGGTCGAGATCCTATGTTATCCGATCTCCGTGAGTCAGGGGCAATTGAACAGGATTGTGATACAGCAATGCTTCTCTCCGTTCATCAAGAGGACGAAGAGGAGTCACTTGATGAGCCAACTGAAGTAATCAAGTGCCACATAGCCAAGAACAGAGGTGGACAAAATGGGTTGGATGAATTGTTGGACTTCGATAAGGCTCATGGATTATTCAGCGTCAACCTTCCCAATAGGCTAAATTAGCCTCCCGAAAGCACCAAAAAAGCGTTTTGATTGATTACGAGGGTCTAGGCTCATGTCTCAAAACAAAACGCTTTTAAGAGGGGGTACGGGGTTGGTTAGGTTATTTCATTTTTTTTAACCATCCTTCCATCATTTGTATAGTAATCAATTGGCAAAAGTATTAAGTCTCTCAATCTCTTAGCAGTTTTTTTGTCTTTTGTCTTGAGACTCTTCCTAATCCTTTTCTTAGTCTTAGGGTCTGTATAACAAATGTACCAAGTGCCATTATTGAGCCACAGGTTCTGATCGTATCTTCTCTTCCTGTAATACTTGGATCTTGGCTTAGAACATCGCAAAGGGAATCTGAATGAATCGGCATCAAGTCCCCTCTTTGCCCAAAACTTAAAACTAGCTTTGGTCACTTCACTATTTTCGATTATATTTTTTATATAATTATATTCATCATTTGTAATCTCATTTGAATCAGTAATCGCGTGATTAAGTAGAGTTGGATCTGTCTCAATGATAAGCTTAATACTAATTCTATTATTTAATTCATTAGTCCCTTTTTTATCCCAAGGAAATACATCTTCTTTACTATTCATCTGTTTATAAAAACCTGTTAAACCAACCTCTGCTGAACATCCATTTGATTATCCTAAATAGAAAAAAGAATGATAGGCTAAGTAGTATTTTTGGTAACAGGTCATCGTTGTTATTTTGCTTACTCATCAATCTCGATACACAAGTGTTATCAGTATGAGTAGTACTAGCATAAAGCATAAGTATCCTGTGATTGTCATCCTAAGTTCCTTTCCAATTTAACCTCCAAATGCTCAACCACTTGAGCCTGTATCTGCTCAACTCTTTGCTTGGTTACTCCATGATCATTTCCAATCTCCTGAAATGTTTTCTTGGGCATCTCTTCATCGCTTATTAATTGATGTAGTCTGAATGCTAAAACATCTACAACTATTCCAATCACTTTTGATTTAATTTTACCCTTCGATGTAAGTGCAATCTTGTTTAAACTTCTATAAGAAATTAAACTATTCTGAGGTATATCAAGTTGAGTACTTAGGTGGAATTTAATGTCCCTGATTGGCAACTCATACTTGAGCATTAATGCTTGGTAAGACATTCGTCCATCCATGAAATCCTTGAGGATTCCTTTCGCTGTTCTGTTATCTATACTTTTACTAACATATGTCATAATGTTTTATCCTTTCTTTGGGTAATCTTGTATTTTATAATTTAGTTTATTCATGTAGTTTTTTCTCTCATTTTTACTACCAAGAAAATAAATGTATCTGTGCTTCTGTGGACGATCTACAACCTTGAATTTATCAGGGTTTGCCTGTCGATATTCCAAGGTGTATCTCTCTGTAATGGTCTTAGAGTGAAGAGGCTTAGTCGTTTCATAATCCATGAACATATCATCAGATTTGATTGTCTCTTCAACCATCTGCCACTCCGTTCTTTTGTCACTCAATCCTGTGTAAATGAAATTGGTTGCCTGATATACTTTGCCTAAGTGATCCTGACTAGTATCTGCGTAGCTAATAATTATCTTGGGTCTTGGAAGTAATTTGAATGATCCACCAATCAGGTAGCTCGCTTCATTCTTTCGATTGTATTTTAAGACCAACCTTTGCAACTCGATCACCTGATGCTTATATTCCTTGCCACACACTCCAATTGTCAAAGAGTGACTTGGGGGTGATCCATATAGAATGACTCCGATCAACTCATCCCCATCAAACATCCCAAAATAATGGGATGCCGATGGGAAGCGATGAGCATAATGAATGTCGATCACAAATGGAGTAACATCTAGTCGAGTGACTTCTTGGATTTTATAGTTCATTCTTTAGCCAATCACTATACATCCGATTAAGACTATTGAAGTAAAAGTTCACTAACCTTGGCAAGGTTTTGATATCTCCAACGATCATCCTGTCAGTATGAATCAAGTCACCTTTATCAATCTCAAAGGGTAGTTGCCACTCCTCATCCCATCCGAGTGTGCATCTTATTTGTAAATTATGATTAGGTATCCACCATGTCCATGCACCTGTCATGGAATCGATATCGAATCTAAACTCATCTTGGAACATCTGAAAGGAATCACCATCTCTTCCTTTGCCTATGATGATTGGCTCATTGCCAAGTTTAAGTAAGAACTCTTCAAGTTCAGTTACAAGTTTTTTCTGTGCGTTATTCATTATATTATCCATGTTTGAGGTTTTACTTATTCAACTTTCTTAAGTCAAATATATTTTTAATGATTGGAAGATAAAGCACTATCTGTGCAAGTATTAATCCGATAAACTCTAAGTCTAATTGGCTCATAATTTTATCCCTTTCTTAATTACAAATAGTTTTTAAACGATTTGTCACCACATTCCCTCATGTGCCTTTTGTACGTCGTTTCCTCTGTTTTGATAAGGTTGCAAATGTCGCTCTTATTTAGATTATCATTTTCATTGCCTATTTCTTCCAATGTGTACCTTAGCTCAATTGATGCCTTTACAATTAATGCCTCTAATAAGTCACATTGCTTTGAGCCACTTTGATTTTCTACCATCGAAGCTATTGCTTGTAAACTTAGGTTTTTATCGATCATAATTTTATCCCTTTCTTATTTGTGTAAGTAGTGAGGGATTAGACCCCCACTACTTCTGTGATTATATTTCTGAACTTTCTTGAATCCTTCTCACTGAAAGCCCCTCGCCACTGATTTTCTTCTTTAGATGCTCCCTTTGTGTTTCTAGTGGGTCTGTCATGGGTCATGTATGCCGTGTAAGCATTCATTGCATCCCATGCCGATTGACCAAAAGTACCAAGGTCTTCATGGTGGAATTGGGACAACATCCGATCACGTCCATTTTTTGACTTAGTAGGGATATCGTCATCATGCTTGCCATCAATCTTGAAGTACTTATTCGCCATTTTCCTCATTTGTGCACTTGTCACGTTGACATTATTCAGATGGTTAATATCGTTTTCAATCTTAGAGAAAACTTGCTCCATCCCTGTAGCCTGACTTAAAGCCTCGCTCATAATCGCCCTTTGGTTTCGAGTATGCCTAACCTTAATTACTTGGTCATCAGTCCATGTCGCGCATCCATTATTGCACCATACTCTAAGCAATTCAGTCTTTAGTACAGTAGAACTAGAACCATCAAAAGACGTATGCGCTGTTACTCTTTTTTGCAATACATCACCCTTAGTCTTTTTACCAACGTGCATTTGACCACTATAAGCGCTTATAAATAGACGTCTACCCTCATGGGTAAAACCTGATTCTTTATAGTCAAACCCCATAGTCTCTTTGAGCGCGTCCATAAAAGCAAATGCTTCTATAGGTTGCAATAAATCATAGCTATCCTTTACGATAGCTAAGGGGCAACCTCGATCATCTAAGATACGTGAATAGCCTTTGCAGATATTAGGAATATCCTCCTTGCTATAATCCTTAACATCTAAAAAGGAAAGGATATCGTTCACGTTCTCGCATTGCGATACGTCTTGTACTTTGAATTGCCTAGGTTCAAGGTTTGGCGTTGATGTTTGTGAGTCAGTAAAGACTCGATTTGATTCATTATTTAATATTATCATTTTTGTTTTATTATTTATATGGTTAATAGAAGTCAAATTTATTTTGTCGTTTCCTCTTTTATGATTTTGTCAATTTGTGCAATTGATATTCCACCCATTGCCCTTGACCAATTGCTTGCTTGCTTGTCATTCATGTTTTCAGGGGCTGACCAAATTTGAATGTTTGCTAATAAATGCTTGTAGATATCTAAATCATTATCGATTGCCTGATTTACTAGCAAACGGATATTATTTGGCGAGCAAGTCATTTTGCCCTCATTGCGTTTTCTTTCCTCTATTCTCTTTTCAATTATATTCATTTTCTATTATTCCTTTCTTATTTATATGAGTATTATGCAATCGCCTGAGCAATTGCCTTATTTTTCTTAGCGCCATGTGGATTTATCCAAATATTTTTTGCACGTTTATTAAGACCATCGCATAGTCTGCAGTCTTTGCATTGGATACCCTTTGAATCACTAGGGCACTCAATAAAGTCTTTGGGCTTATTTGGTGACACGTGAAAGACTCGTAAGCCCATTGCAAGCGCTTTAATTCTGCTTTCTTCTGTTTCAGTGGATGCCATAAAATAACGTCCATAGGCAAGTGCTCTCTCTTTACTCATGAGATGCCAATTATGGAAGTACCCCGTCCACCCCTTGCAAGCTTTAGCAATTGGCTTGATGATTTCTAAAGGGATTAATGAGGGATTACCATATGCACCAAATCTTACAAACTTGCCCCTGAATGCCTTGGATAATTCCGAGATACCAAGACGTTCGTAAACACCTCTTTGCCACGCTTTGAAAACGGACAAGGGTGCTTGTCCGACATTGACATAGCAGCCCTGACCATTAGCAAAGGGGCAACCTGAACAATTAGACTTTGCGTCAAAGCCCGTCTTGACCGATTCAACGGGGTTGATGTTTTTGTTTAATATCCATATTTGAGCCATCTGACCCGTCTTTACATTGGAAGTCTTCCAAGTAACAATTGTTACAAAGCGCTCGTTTTCGTGTATTATTGCACCTTTGCTCATATTGCACCCCTTTCACGTAAAGATTGAATTGCTAGTCTATAGGTCAAGCGACGTGTTTGCCTAATAGCACGTGACCTTTGACGTGCTTTTATTACTTGTTTAAAGGTTTGTATATTCATTATTTATTATCCTTTGGTTGGTGATTAAAGGGGTAGTTTAGGTAGTTTAATCTCTTTAGTTGGGCATTTTTTGCCTTCCCACTTGGCAGTAAACTTTTGCCAAGATTTAGTGAACTCTGAATCTGATTCTTCATTCTTATACCCCCAATCGGAAATCAATTCTTCAGGCTCATTGCCTAGTATTATGTATGCAGTAACCCCAAGGTCACCTTTTCTGAATGTCACCTTGGACTCATCGACACTTGTGCAAATCTCCTTTACTGATTTGATTGCATCAGATTTTTTTACTTCTGATGTAAAGACGCGAGATGTGTGGAAATCAGAAGCGCTTACTATATCCCATTCGTCTTTCATAAGGGTGTTCAAGAATGAACCTATTACAGGCTTCCAATCGTATATTCTAGTATTCATTATTTATTATCCTTGGTTTGAGTTGGTAAATTATTTCTATGTAGGGCGTATGCCATCCAATACTATTTGCATAGATAGTAATACAGGTCAAACAATATTTTATCTTTTATTTATAACAAAACAAAGCAATAATACACCAAAACAAGCTAAGTCATTGGTTTGCAACAAGTTAAAAGGTCAAAATTGTTTTTAGACTTTGCGAGGGTAAAGACCTGTCTTAAGGGGTAAAACGCGTTTTAAGTGCCTTCTTGCCCCCTTAGAATGGAAATGGCTTATTTCATGCAGATTTGGGGCTTATTGATAATTCATTCTCACCCCGATGCGTATTTATTTAATAAGAACAAGCTAAGAAGTGATTACTTTATTAGCTTAAGTG